CTCGGCACGAGCGTCACCATGATCGCCGTGCCGACGACGCCCAGCGCGATGCCGAGCGCGGCGAAGATGTCCTTGTTGTCGACGACCCAGCCGCTGATTGACTCGAATGCCGGCAGCAGCGAGTCGGCAATGAAGCCGGTAACGGCCGTCATCACGGGCAGCAATTTGTCGCCGATCTTCGCCTGGAACTCTTCCATCTTCGCCGAGCTGATCTTCGTCTTGTTCGCCAGCCCGTCACTGGTGCGAGCGAAGTCACCTTGCGCCGTCGTCGACTGCTCCATGATCAGCGCGTAGGACGCCTGCGCCTTCGCCGCGGCGTCGAGCGGGCCCTTCCCGTCGCTGAGGCCCATGCTCATCGCCTTCGCCTTCAGCGCAGCGTCGTTCAGGTTCACGCCGAACTTCTTCAGCGGCTCTGTCTCGCCCGTCAGCCCGCTCTGCAGCGCCTGCAGCGCTTCGTCCACTGGCACGTTGTTGAACGACGCCATATCGGCAGCGAGCCCGACGAGCGACTTGCTCATGTCGGCTGCCTGCTCTTGCGGCAGCCCGAGCGAGACGGCCAGGTTCCCGTAGGTGCCGGCTGCCTCGAGCGCGGCGCGCTGGCTGAGCCCCATGCTCTCGGCTGCCGTCTTCGACCAGTCGACGATCGCGTCGCCCGACTTCCCGAAGACGACGCCGACCTTCGACGTCGCTTCCTGAAGGTTGCTCGCCGCGTCGATCGACGCCTTGCCGAACTCGAGCACCTTGTCGACGGCGAAGGCGCCGCCGAGCGCCACGGCTGCGCCCTTGGCGAAGTCGCCGATCTTCGAGCCGGCGCCCTTCGTCGCCGAGTCGACCTCGCTCGTCATCTTGGACGTGTCGGCCGTGAACTTCGCGACGATCTGCGGGCCGGCCATGCTCAGCGCCTCTTACGGTTCGCCGCTCGCTTCGACTCGCGGATCTCGTCGCGCTGGTAGGCCAGGAAGGCGTGATAGGTGTCGTCGTCCATGGCGTAGACCTGCTCCGGACTCAAGCGCCAGAACCTGCAGAAACCTGCGAGGTTTCGGAGTCGGAGCGCTTCGTAGGGTCCACGATCGCCGCCGCGGCGTCGTCGATCTGCAGCTCGACGTCGGCGCAGTCGTCCCATCGCAGACCGGGCATCGTCTTGCGCAGCCGGGCCCAGATGATCGTCTGGAAGCGATCGGCCGGATCGGCCTTCTCGCCCATGAGCTCGTCCCAGCTGCGCCCCGTCTCGGCCTTGAGCGCGCGCATCGTGCCCGGCGACGGCACTCGGCTCGAGTCGGCCGTCGTCAGATGGATGAGCTCGGGCAGCTCGAGCTCGAGCTCGGGCTCGAGCACCTGCGTGCCGTTCACACTGCTGTCGACCATGGGAAACGTCCGATCGTCGTCTCTGCGACCTGCTCGGCGAGATCGAGCCACTCGGCTTCGCTCGCTTCGGCAGCTGGGTACAGGTAGCGGCCCTGCGGGATCGCCGGCCGGCCACGGCTGCCGCCGAACTCGATCCAGCCGGCGTAGTCGAGCCCGTCGCCGATGCTCAGCCCGATGCCGTCCTCCGCGATCGTCTCGACGTCGACCGAGCTCGCCAGCGCGCCCGTGAGCACGGGCGGATGCACTCGGGACGCGACGCGGCCGGCGAACGCACGCGCCTGGTCGCCGATCGCCGGGCCGAGCTGGTCGGCCCACTTCCGGAAGTCGGCGAAGGCGTCATCGAGTCCGACGAGCTCGACGCTCGAGCCGTCAGGCATTGACCGGCTCGGGCTCGAGCTCGTCGCTGTCGGCGGCGGCTGCAGCGACCACGGGCGTGATGTTCGTCGTCGGCGTGTTGCCCCAGCCCTGGATCGACCACTCGAGATCGAGCGAGCTCTCGGCGCCGACGTCGCCCGAGATCGGCGCGAACGGCTTCGGGATGACCTCGCCCGTGTACTCGGGATTCGTCGCACTGACGGGATCGCTCGACGGCACGACCGTGAACGGCACTGGCACGCCGCCCTCGACGGCAGCCGTCAGCGTCTCGTTCGTGCCGGCCGGATCATGCGAGTGGTAGAGCGTCGCCTTCAGCGTCCACTTCACGGCGCCGGGGTACTCCTTCACGCCGCACGACGTCGTGATCTCGATCACGGTCACGTCGGGCACGAGCTCGACGTGCGACATGAGGCATTCCAGCGGAACGCCGTCGATCGTGAGCACTGGGTTCACGAGGATGAGCGGCTGCAGTTCAGGCATGGCTGGTTCTCCTTCAGTTGACGGTGACGCGCACGGTCACCCGCGCCGCTAGGTAGTTCGTCTTCGCGATCGTGAACACTCTCGGCCCGGTCACGTTGTCGAGCTGGTACTCGCTGGTCAGCCGGCCGAGCGTGTAGGCGACGAGCTGCTCGAGTATGGCGATCCCGTCGCCGGGCGCCAGCCGAGACGCGACGCACGTCACGACGAGCCGGCCGGTCTGGTTGCAGCTCGTCATCGGCTCGAGCCACGGCTCGCCCCAGCCCAGCATGAGCGCGGGCGGCTCGATCTGGTCGACGAGCGAGAGCAGCACGTCGGGATCGTCGTCGACGGCCGGCGCCAGGACGGCGCCGAGCTTGTCGCGCGCCTCGAGCATGTTCATCCGATGCCCCAGCTCGACTTGAGCGGCAGCAGCGCCGCGGCGTGACGTTCGAAGCCCGAGCTCGGGCCCGGCAGCACGCCGGTCTGTTCGAAGCCCACGCCGCCGTTGTACGTCGCGGGCGCCTTGAACCATTCGACGGCCCGGTTCACGTTCGTGCGCACGACGAGCTCGGGCGGCGGGACGGCGATCGGCTCGCTGCCGTCGAGAGCGTGATCGATCTCGACGGCAGCGGCATCTAGGCACGCCTGCAGCAGCGCCGTGTTCGTCGGCGTCACTCTGATCTCGAGCGCGACGGCGAGCTGGTCGGGCGTCGCGTAGGCCATCGCTAGCTCTCGTCGTCGCCTTCGGGTTCGGGCTCGGGCTCGGGCTCTGGTTCGGGCTCGGGCTCTGGTTCGGGCTCGTCGCCTTCGCTGCCGATGGGCGGCAGCCCGACGGCTTCCCGGTTCGGATCGTCGAAGCGCTCGAGCTCGTCGTCGCCGTTGGTGGGATCGCTCATGGTCAGACTCCCTGCGTGATCTTGATGACGCCGGCCGGCTCGATCACCACTGCGTCGAAGTCGCCTGCGTAGCCGACCTGCACGCCCCAGACCGAAGGCTCGACGACCTGCAGGTTCCCGTACTTGTACTCGAACGCCTTCGCCGCGGCCGTGCTGTAGACGAGCACGGTGCCGGCAGCGAGCCCGGCCGACATGATGACGCTCAGCCCGGCGATGCCGCCGACCGGGCCTTGGCCCATGTTGGCTGCGCTGAAGCCCGACGAGAATGCGTTCTGCGGGTTGACGGGCGGGAAAATGGGACCGATCGCGCCGAGCATGTCCGGAGAGACGGCGACGACGATCCGGCCCTGGCCCTTCGTCGCGGCGAACGCCAGACCGGCCGCGCCCCAGATCGCCGATGCGACGGCGGCGCCGTCGGGCGAAGCCGGGATCGTCGGGCCGGCCGTGGCGGCAGCCGTCAGCACCGTGCCGGCTTCCTCTTCGGTCTCGATCCCGTACTGCTCGGCGAGATCGTTGATCACCATGTCAAGGATCGCGGGCGACGTCCGGTTGATGTCCTGCTTCGAGACGTTCACGTAGCCGCCGAAGGTGTCGGCGCCGAGTGGCGTCTTCGTGATCGTCATCTTCCGCGACGCGAGCTCCGTCTTCTCGCCGAGCTGCTTGCCGACCTGCGTGTGCTGCGTCACTCGGGCGTAGCTCCACGCGCCCGCCCCGAGATCGAGCGGGCCCAGCGTGCCGATGATCGGCCGAGCGACCTCGATGTAGTTCACGATCGGCTGCACGATCGTCTCGGGCAGAAGACCGGGATTGTCGGCCGTCGTCTGGTGCGCCGCGGCTCGCTGGTAGACGGCCATGCGCTGCTGAGCGTCGCCGTCGCCCATCTGCGCGTAGTACAGATCGGCGATGTAGGCGCCGGCCGATCGGTACTCGACCGAGCTCGGCGCGGCCGGGTTGCGGCTCGTCGTGATCTGCTCGGCGATCTCGTTCATGCGCCGGCTCGAGCGCGTCTCGATCAGCGCGGCTTCGCGCATCGGCTCGAGCTGCTGCTCGATCTCGATCATGCGAGCGCTCGCCCGCTGGTAGAGCTCCATCTCGGAGCTGGTCAGATCACGGCTCTCGGTCTGAGCCGTCTCGACGAGCCCGTCCTGAAACGCTCGCTTCTCGTCGAGCTCGCCTTGCATGCGAGCGAGCATTGCGTCGTTTGCGCCCATTCGAGCGACCTCCCTAGTTGCACGGTTCGATTCACGTGCAGCTGGTCGGCGACTCGTTTCAGACCGAGCCTCGCTCGGGCCCCACTGCCTCGAGCGGGACGGATCTGGCAGACGTCGTTAGCTGCTTCAGAGCCGAGAGTAACTCGCGGCCAGACGGTCAGCGAGCACTCGATCGAGATTCGGCGTCGACGAGCTCGAGCTCGGGCCCGGCGAGCTCGGCAGCGAGTGACGGACCTCGAGCACTCGAGCGCCGACGTAGGCGGGATGCGACGTCAGCGCGATGTGATCGAGAAACGCCTTCGAGATCC